GACCCGCGTCATCGCCAACGCCGTGATTGTGGACTATGTGGTGGGTTATGGAGGCAACATCACCGTCGGCGCGGCGGCGGCCTCGAAGCTGCTCTCCGGGCACGTCTTTTCGCAGATGGATGTGGGTTCGCCGATCAGTATCCCCGGTGCGGGGACGGGTAATACATTGCTGAGCGGGTTTATCGCGTCGGTTGATGGAAGCGGAGTCGCCACGCTGGCCTCGCCCGCTGCAACTACTGTAACGGGCGCGGTGGCCTATCTCGGACAGCCGGTGCCGGAGATGATCGGCATCGCCATCAAGCTGCTGGTGGGCCAATGGTATGAGAACCGGATGCCCGATGAAAACGGCGTTTCGCTCGCGGTGAAGTCCATTCTCGCTCCGTACCGCGATCTGAGGTTGTAGATGCTGAAGCCGAGAGACAAAAACCCGCTGGCGCTGGATGCCGGGGCGCTTCGTTATCAGGTCTCGATTCAGGTACAGTCCTCCACTCAGGATGAGATGGGCGGCCCAGTGGCCGCGTGGACCCCTGTACTGAAGACGTGGGCGGCCATCGCCACCAGTTCGCAGCGCGAGGTCTACCAGTCCGGCGCTGGCGCTCAGTTCGTTGCTCAGGTGACGCACAGGGTGCAGATTCGCTGGCCCGGCGCGGTGCTGGGCATCGCTGGAGGAATGCGGGTTGCATTTGGCGATAGGCTGTTTCAGATTCAGACGGTCGAAAATGTGCAGGAACGCAATCGGGTGCTCAACCTGTTGTGTCTCGAAATCAACGGGGTGTCCTGATGTCCTTTCAGTCTGGATTGTTCGCGCTGCTGAGGGCGGATGCCGGGGTCATGGCAGTTGTTTCGGAGCGCATCTTCCCGGTGCTGCTGCCGGAAAATGCCACGCTTCCGGCTTTGACCTATCACGTCGTCGGCGGATCGAGCGCACCCACCTTTGCGACCTCGGGAATGCAAAAGGTTCGCATTCAGTTTGATTGCTTCGCCCGATCGTATCTCGACGCCGACCGGGCGCGAGATGCTTTGCGGCAATCGCTGTATGGCTATCGCGGAACGCTGGCCGACGGAACGTTTTTGCAGAATGCGGAGTTGATTCAAAGCGTCGATTTCTTCGACAACGACCCGCGGCAGTTCCGCTGTATGAGTGAATTCTATTTTTATTTCACTTTTTCGTCGTAACCCTGCGCTCTCCGGGCGAAGGCAAATTTGTTTCAAAAGGAGCTTCAAATTATGGCATACACGGGCAGCAAGGCGCGGGTTGGACGGGCAACGGTTGTCTCCATCGGAGGCGTGACGGGAGCAGTCGGGACGGAGACCTGGACTCCTATCGGCGAAGTGATGAAGTCAGGATTTTCCGGCGCGGCGTGGGGAACGGTCGATGTGACCAACTTCGACTCCGGCGTGGACGAAGAGTTCATTACGACCACGCGGAACAACGGCGATGTGACGGTTGAGGGAAACCTGGTCGATACGGACGCGGGCCAGATCCTGCTGACCACGGCCTACAACAGCGGATTGAAGTACGACTTCAAGGTGCAGCTCATCCCCGGACCGGGCCAGACGACGGGCAGGCTGTATGCGTTCTCTGCGCTGGTCAGCTCGCTGGACACGCCGATCGACACCAAGGCCGCGGTGAGCTACTCGTGCAAGCTGAAGGTCTCGGGCGCGATCACGGTCACGCCGGGCGCTTAGTCCTCCCTGTGGGGCGGCGGCTACGGTCGCCCGCCCTGCACCACAATGCACCACTCTGCATCACATTCTGACTTTATAAGGACGTCATCATGGCTAAGAAAGCTGTTGCCGCAATCGCAATCGATCCAACCATTGAAACCACCGATATCGTGATCGAGGGCAAGACGTACCGGATGTGCCTGGACTTCCGTTCGCTTCGGCTGGCGGAGCGTGAGTTGAATAGGGCGGGACACAACGTCAATATTCTCGCGGAATTTCCAAAGCTGACGCTCGATGCGACCTGTATTGTGTTCGCGGCATCGGTTCTTCGGTTCCATCCAGAGATGAGCTATGAAGCTGCTGAGGACCTGCTGCTGGCCGAGCCGATGAACGCCTACCGTGCATCGGATGCTATTAGCGCAGCGTTTATGAAGGCCATCACAGATGCGAACAAGAGTAACGCTGGAGAGGGTAGCAAGGGCCCTATCTAGCCCAGGCACTGAGCCGAGAGGAGCGATGGTTGCGGCTGTCGTCGTTCGCGCAGGTGGATCTGGGATTGTCGAGAGATGAGTTTTACGGCCTGACTCCGGAAGAGTTCGGTGCCTTATGCAGGCGGCACGAGAGGGGCACTGAGGAGCGAGAGTTCCTGTTCGCACAGTTGACTGCGTGCGTGGTTAATTTCAGCCACTGGCGTTCGCAGCCAAAGGAGCAGGCGCATCCGAAACAGTTCATGCCGAGCCAATGGGAGCGAAAGTCCGCTGGAAAACTGCGACGGCGCAGTGTGAAGGCCATTTCGGACGAATGGGAGAGGACAATGGAGCGGGCTGTGGCTTATCAGGCTGCGCAGGTCGCCAGGGGAATTGGCTAGCTGTTGTAGAATTTTGCAATGATCGGCGAGTGGTTTCTAATATGCTGCGCTCTGGCTGCCCTTGGTCTGGCCGTTTACCTCTTCAAGCATTTTCGGAGGGCATTCCTATATTCAGGGCCGATGCCAGCGGCAGATGCGATGGAGGGGCGATGGTCAATTCTCGATGACAAGCGCGCGCAAGAGGAAGTCAGGAAGCAGGAGCAGGTCGAAGAATGGAAGGCGGCGTTTACTGCGATTGAGGGGATCATCTATCGCGGTCGGAGTTGGGAGGATGAGCGGACTGACGATGATCTGGAGTTCGAGCTAGGTTTTTATAAACGGTTTGGCGCGTCTGTCGAGTATGCGTTTTATGTAACGATAGCGGGGACGCGGCATAAGAACCCTGATGGAACCTCGCGAATTGCCGCGATCAAGCGCTGCGAGATGCTCGATGTCCTCGATCTGATGCCGGAACCCGAGAATAAGTTCGACAAAAATGCAATAGGCGTCTTCTCCCCGGAATGGGAGCAGTTGGGTTATCTGGATGCGCGTGTCGCTGGCGAGGTTTCGCGTGGTATTGCGAGGGGAGAGGAATATATAGCCCTTTTCCGGCACCCCAACTACCATAATGATCGCGTTGTTGGTGTCCTTATTTTGTTATGTCGACATCGTCCTTCGGTGTAAGGATATCCGTATTGAGAAACAGGCCGCCCTCGGGCGGCTTTTGCTGTATCTGGAGCTTGTGATGGGGTTCGAGCTTACCGGGATGAAGGCGCTGACGGACAAGATGGAGTCGATCCGGGAGCAGGTACGCACGGACGGCGTGAGGAAGGCCGTCCGCGCCGGTGCCAACATCATCAAGGATGCGATGGTGGAGCGGACGCCAGTCTTGATCGAAAAGCAGGCGGGAAGCGATTCGCTGGAACCGGGCGAGGTCAAGGCGAACATCCGCGTTCGGATGACGATGGAGGATGGCGATCCTGTAGCCCTGGTGGGGCCGAAGGGGAAAGGCGGCGCGATTGCGAAGACGGCCCACCTGGTCGAGTACGGCCACCGCATGGTGACCGGCGGCAAGTCGAAGATGGATATGGCTGGAAATTTTATAGGCGGCGGCAAGGTGCATGAGGTCGATGTGCCTGCGCATCCGTTCCTTCGTCCTGCGTTCGAGACGAGCGCGGCGGCGGCGATGGAAGCGATCGAAGCGGAACTGGGCGAAGCGCTCAAAGAGGCGGCTGAATAATGGGAACTACGGATATCGGGACCGTCACTGCGAGAGTAGACGCAAATACGGCACAGTTCGATCAAAAAATGGGGAAGTCGGCCGAGGTAGCTACGGCTACGGGCCGCGCTATCGAAAAGGCAGCGCAGAAGCAGGCGGCTGCTCAGGCGTTTGCCGCGAAGTACGCCGGCGACGCGATTGAAGGTCAAACGCTGCGCATCGTGGCTGCGCGCAAGCGCGAAATTGCGGCCAGCGCGGACCTGCGAAAGGCTAACCAGCTATCGAATACTGAATATTTGACCGAAGTAGAACGCACGAATGTTGTAGCGGCTGCGATCCAGCGGTTGACGCAGGCGAAGCTGGCGGTAGCGGCGGCGAGTGAGGTGGAGTCTGCGGCGGGGCACGTCGCGATCAGTAACGTGCAGGCGGCGTCTGCGTCGATCCGGCTGGCCGAAGGCGGGATGACGAACAATATCCGCGCGGTCGAGCGGTTTTTATCAGCTCTGCCTGGCGTAGGGGCGGCTCTCCGGACGATATTTCCGCTGGTGGGTGCGCTGGCTTTTGCGGGGTTGGCGGTAGAGATCGGCAGCAAGGTCTACGAGTATGGACAGAAGGGCGCCAAGGCAGCTCAGGAGATCGGTGACGCTTTTGACACGATGAATGCGGCAGGCCGCCAGACGAGCATTGGCCTCGATATCACGAACGACAAGCTGGACATTCAGATCGCAAAATTGGAGGGTAAGCCGGAAAACCTGCTTCAAATGGCGCTCGATGATGACCGCAAGGCTGCTCTCGATCTGGCCAGCAGTGTCGATAAGGCAGCGAAAGCCGTTGACGATTTGATGGCCAAGAATGGGGTCAGTCTGGCGCAGCGCATCGGTGGCGCATTCTTTGGCCATAACATCGCAACGACGACGGACACGCAGGGAGTCATCGAAGATGCCTATGGCGGGATCAAGGCTGCGGGCGATAAAGGAACCGATAATCTCTACAACGCGAAGCCCGGCGAAGCTGAGGCGGTAGCGAAGGCGAACCGGAAGTTGACGTTGGACGCCAGCCAGGAAGCGTTGAGGAAGGTTAATGCAAAGTTTGCTTCGCTACAGCAGGCCTCTCGTGACGAGCTGGTGAAGATTGCTTCTGCGCGGGCCGCAGGGATGCATGGCGATACGCCGACGGATTACAGCGCGAACTTGAATGCGCTTTCCGGCGTGAGGATCGATTTAGAGGGTAATATCCACGATCTCAAGGCCAGATATGCGGCCTCCGATAAACAGAAGGAAGTCGGCACCGACGAAGAGAAGAAGGCGGCGGCGGAAAAGGCGAAGGCTGCGGCGGCGGCGGCGCGGGAAGCAGCGCGGAGGGCTTCCGAGAAGCAGATGGCGGACTTCGAGCAACAGTTTGCCGTGCTGAAGTCGGACCATGAGTTGCAGGTTGGCGAAGAGGGCGCGTTCTGGCAGCGGATGCAGAATGCGACGGTGGCGGGGTCGGAGAACTGGAAGAAGATCAACCTCAAGCTGGGCGAGGCGGACCAGGCGATGATGCGTCAGCTCGACGCCATGCAGCGCAAGCGGCAGGAGACGCTGAAGAAGAACCTCGAAGTCATCAAGCAGTGGGACGCATCGGCCAGGGCGCTGAACGACATGCTGAATAAGGGTGACGATGAAGCCGCCGATGGGGCGAAGGAGTTGAGCGCGATCCTGACCAAGAACGCCGCCGCGCGGCGCGAGTTGGCGATTCAGGATGCGGTTTCATCCGGGCAGATGACCACGCATGCTGCCGCGCTGGAGTTGGCCACGCTTCATGCGCGCGCCTACGGCGACGAGCTGGAGCGGCTGCGCGCGAAGAAGAAGCAGATCGCAGGCGCAAGCTATCTGACCGACGAGGAGAAGCAACGGCAGACGGGCGCGGTGAACGAGCAGATTGCAAGGACCGAGGGAGCGGCGGCCAGGCAGGAGGTACTGGACCGGCGGACGATTGATTCCTCGACAGCGACGGGAGGTGCGACCGAAGCCTTGCAGGAGTTTATCGCGGCCTCCCGGAACGCCAGTACTCAGATGAAGGATTTTACGGCAAGCACGCTCTCCAGTGTGAACGAGCAGCTCGCCCGCGGGATGGCCGGGCAGAAGACGAGCTTCAGGAGTATGGGCGCGGGCATTGCCAACCATGCCGCTGCTGTCGGCCTTCAGATGACGGAGGGGTCGATTATGAACCTGTTTCACATGGGCGCGAAGAAGAAGCCAATGGGGACTGCGGATGATCCCCTGCATGTCACGATGGCCAATAAGGGGGGTGCGGGCAGCAAGGCCGGCGGCGTAGGCAGCGCGGTTTCGAGCCTGTTGGGCGGTGCGTCCAAGGCTGCCGGAGACGCAGGAGGCGGCTTTGGCTCATTTATGGGCAAAGCGGCGGGCATGGCGATGAAGTTTCTGCCGATGTTGGGCTTCGCGGATGGCGGCGTGATTTCACCCAATACCTGGGCGATGGTTGGCGAGCGCGGGCCGGAGTTGTTTCATTCAGGCGGCGGCGGCGGTTCGATCGTGCCTAACCATAAATTGAGTTCGGTTGGAAGCGGCGGCGGCTCGTCGAGTTTCAGCTATAACATCGACGCTCGCGGCACCGATCCGGTGCAGACGGAGATGCGGGTGCGGACGGCGATTGTGGCGGCGCACCAGTCCAGCGTGCATCAGGCGGTCAAGCAGGTGCATCAGCAGTCGGCGCGTCAGCCAGCACGGAGCAGGTAAGTATGTCGATCCTTTTTGTCTTCAATGGCATCACTGTCATCAGCACGCCCGCGTCTCCGGCTCCGCGTTCGCTTGACTTCACCATGGCGGATTACAACGCCGCGAGCAGTAGTCCCTTTACGGGATCGCAGCAGATCAACGACTGGCAGAACAGCCTGGTGTCGATGGCGGTGCAGCTTCCGCCGATGACGGCCAGCGGCGGGGGAGACGACTGGGCCGCGTTTTTGATGCAGGCCAAGGGTATGAGCAATGCGTTTCTGCTGGGGGATGCGAGTAGCAAGACGCCACGGGGGAGCGTGGCCGGCACTCCTCTGGTCAACGGAGCCAATCAGGTCGGCTACAACCTCAACACGAAGGGCTGGACCGCAAATGCGCAAGGCGTGCTGAAGCGTGGCGATTGGATCCAGTTGATCTACCGGCTGCATAAAGTTCTCGACGATGTAAACGCCGATGCCAGCGGCAATGCGACGCTCGCTCTCTATCCGCAGATCCGCGAGACTCCCGCCGACGGGCAGGCGATCGTCACCAGAAATACCCAGGGGCTGTTTCGGCTTGCGAGCAACAGCAATAAGTTCAGCGTCAATGTGGCTTCGATCTATGGATTTCAGTTCAACATTCGGGAGGCGTTTTAAATGCCGAGACCTGGTGTAACGACAGCCTTCGCCGCCGCCGCGGCCGCGCGGGTGATTCGTCCCTGCTTCTTCGTGCAGTTGCAGTTCAAGACGGAGACGCTCTATCTCTGGTCGGGGCTTTACTCGACCACGTGGAGCGGCAATGTCTATTTCGGGGGCGGCAACCTGTTGAGTATTACGGGCATCTCCGAAAACTCCACGGTAGAGGCGAAGAACGTCACGATCTCGGTCAGCGGTATCCCCAGCGGCGTGATTGGGCTGGCCCTGAGCGAGATGCAACGCGGTTTGCCTGCCCAGGTCTACTTCGGTTTGTTTGAGGAGGACGGCGTGACGCTGATTGCGAATCCCGTGCTCGCCTACGTCGGCAAGATGGACCAGCCGACGATTACCGACGCGGGAGATAGCTGCACCATCGGGATCAACGTAGAGAATGCGCTGGTCGATATGAACCGCTCGGTATGGCGGCGCTATACGGATGCCGACCAGCAGATGGACTATCCCGGCGATCTGGGCTGCGCCTTCGTGCCGTCGATCGAGGAGATCCAGATTTACTTTGGGCGCTTGCCGCAAAGCACGAATAACTGAAAGGCAAACGCAGATCCTCCGCCTGCGGCGAAGGATGACAACAAAAAGTGGCGATGGATGACAACAAGTGGATGGCGGCCGGGTACGCCAAACGCAGATCCTCCGCCAACGGCGAAGGACGACAACAACAAACGGCGAAGGATCACAACGAAAAGTGATTAGAGGCGAGATGCTCACACGGTTTCCAGACTGGCAGTCGCGATTGCAGGCTTATCTGGACTCGCGCCGCGCTGCCCGCTTTCAATACGGCGCCTGCGACTGCTGCCTGTTCACCTGCGACTGCGTTCGGGCGATGACGGGCCATGACATGGCCGATTGGTTTCGGGGCCGGTATAGCACGCGCAGGCGGGCCCTGGAGCTGATCCGGCAGCGAACCGGGCATGTGGGCGTCAAAGCGATCGCGGAGCACGCGGCGGCAGAGTGCGGGCTGGCTTCTGTCCCCGTCTTGATGGCCCGGCGCGGCGACATGGCGCTGGTTGGCAGCGGGAGCAAGGCGATCCTCGGCATCGTCTCGCTGTTGGGCACGGATGTGATGTGTCTCGACAAGAACGGAATTGTGCGAGTCGCGTTAGAGAGCGTGACCGCAGCGTGGAGAGTCTAAGTGGGACAAGTCGGCAAAATTATCGGTGGAGCGGCGCTGATCGCCGGGGCTATCGCTCTGGACGTGGCTACCGGCGGAGCTGCCTTCGCCGCCGGCGCGGAAGAGTTCACTGCCTTCCTGGCTATCATCGGATCCACGGGTGCAAGCCTGATCGCATCGGGCGCGTCGGGGTTGCTGGCAACTCCTCCTCCGGGTCAGGGAGTTGCCAGCCAGAACCCCATCAAGCCCTGGGACATCGTCTACGGTCAGGTGAAGACGGGTGGGACGTTCGTCGATATCGAGTCCAACGGCGGCATCCTCGCCAATGGCTCGAACACTTACGATAAATGCACCAACTTCGTGGTCATGCTGGCGGCCCACGCCATCCATTCCGTCGACGAGGTGCGGTTGAATGGCAAGCCGATTCCGCTGGGACCCGGCGGCAGCGGCGCGGAGAGCACGGAGTGGAGCTACAGTCCCCCGTCCAATCAGAATCAAGTGGCGATCAATAGCGTCACTCGCGCCGGCGGGGTGGTCACCATGGTGCTGGCGGGGGGAATCCCCGGCCAGAACGGGCTGCCGCTGTTTATCCATCGCGTCACCGACCACACCTTCAACGGAACGTTCACCGTCACGCAGCCTAACCCGAACGACAATAC